CAGCAAGAATATCAAATAGCAGAAAGCCAAGATACTGATTTAAGAAATATGGCTGTACATTATGAAGTAACCTATGAAGAAGATGGGAATGATATTGATATGAAGCCAGGCAAAACAAATCCTAAATTATTTTGGTATAGTGGAGAGACCACAGACCTAGAAAGCACAAGTGGTGGTAGCGAAACTATATATATGCACGGATTTTCACCTTTGGGTGGCGGTGGGTGGACTGCCTATTCTTTTACTTATTATCCTTTATGTACCCCCTATGAATTAACTACTGATTCTACTACTAATGAAGCTGAATTAACTGCTACAACTAGGTCATTATATTGGAGCGATTGGGCTACCCCGCTAGTTCCTGATTTAAGAGTTTTTAATTGGACTGAAAGCACACCTAGTAATTGGGCATATTGCTTATATGGCTATTATTGGTATAATTATTTGCTTAGCCTACATCACCCCGATTCTAGGTTAATGGATTGCTATTTAAATTTAAGTGCAGTTGATATATTTAATTTTGATTTTAATGACGAAATATTTATTAAAGATTCTTATTGGAGAATTTTGAAAATACATAATTATCAAGTAGGCGTTAAAACATCAACAAAAGTTACTTTGATAAAAGTTGTAGATACTTTGATTGGTTCAGATTGTGATTATTCAGTTTCTAGTAGTGGTTTATATGCTGATACTTTTTTGACTTGGTGTCCTAATACTGACACAGATTGCAATCCTGAATTAAGTGGAAATTTTGGTGGTATATTTGTTCCTCAGGATTGTTGTTATAGTAGGGGTGGTACACCTGCTTTATCGAGTGCCCTTTCAGCTGCAGATTATGGATATACCGAAGGAGAATTGGCGTGTTTCGCTTATCAAGGTAGTTTACCAATATCTAAAAGAATCTTAACCGAAAAAACAAGCATCCGACACTTAAAAGGAATAAGAAGTATAGGCAGTAAAGTATTGTCATCACCTTTTAAAAACTTTAGTATTGGTACAGGAAAAACAAGGGGGAATGCACCTATAATGTTGCCTGTAAAAGATGATTTGTCTATTTCATATCAAACATACCCTGACGATAACATTATACCATTTCGAGGGGAAAGTCATAGAATAGTATTAACAGGTCAAACAACAAGTGCAGAAACAGCTTATGCATATCCTCAAGGCTCATCTGGTAATCCTAGTATAGGTTTACCAAACAATAGTAATGTAATGATTAGGATTAATAGTATTTCTACTATTACAGGTGGTACTAACACAAGCTATCCTGTTGGTTATACAGAATCAATGTCCTATTATACTGCATTTAAGATGTTAAATAACACAGGAACACAAATAGGAACAGCGGGGGGTGTACAAGAATTTGCAATAGCAGACGCAACAGTCAGGGGTTCATTAGCTATTACTTTAAGTACTACAGCAGGACAAAAAAATAGGATTTTATTTGGGTTAGTAGAAAGCCTAAATGATGTTCAAAGAGTGTGGGCACTGACAGTGGATTTTCATATACAAGTAATACCTAGTTTAAATGCACCTTTAGATACAGATTGGGCTTTATATCAAAATTCAGATACAATACAATTACAAAATTATCAAGATTTATTATGGAATTAAAAAAATATATAGATTCAACATCAAAGATTATAAAACTTACTATTGACCATTTACAATTAGTAGAATATAAAAATAAAGAATTAGACTTTGCTTATGGAATAGAAGAATATCATACAAGTTTTAAAAGAATGTTTAAGCAAATAATGAGAATAATATGGCGGTAGAAAAAACAATAAATATAAGATTAGATGCAGCGGACGCAATAACTGACTTGAAAAAAGTTAGGGGGGAAATTGATATTACCTACGCTGAATTAAGAAGAACCACACCTATTGAATTAGACGGCTCTCAGGCAAAAACTGTATTAAAAGATGTAAGTCAAGAAATAAAATCTACCGCTAAAGATGTTAAAACCATAGGGCAAGGCGCAAAAGAATCCACTAAAGGGTTTGAAGCTTTACAAGAAGGTGCAAAAAAGACAGGTGACAGCGTTTTAGATGCTATACCTGGATTTAAAGCAATAACAACAGCAACAAAATCTTGGTCGGCAGCATTAAAAGCAACAGGGATTGGCTTGATAATAGGCTCTATTGTAGCGTTACAATCAGCATTAAGTAAAAACCAAGTTGTAATGGACGCTTTTAATGTCATTACAGAAACTATTAGTATTACGGTTCAAGAATTTGTTAATAAAGTAGTAAAAGCAACACAAACTGCAGTTAATTTTTTTAGTAAAGTAGGTAAATTTATTAAAAAGTTTACGACACAGGATATAGATGGATTAACCACATCTTATGAAGCAAATGCGGGTGCTGTAGAAACAACTATACAAAAAAATAAAAGACTAGCAAAAGAATTAGTTTCTTTAAGGAAAGAGGTAAAATTAGCAGAAGCTGAACAAAGGTTATTACAACTTACATATCAAAAAGAAGCTGAAATACAAAGGCAAATAAGAGATGATGTGAGCTTAACTATGGAAGAACGTATTGCTGCTAATACAAAACTAGGTGAAATCCTAAATAAACAATTTGAAGAAGAAAGAGCAATATCAGAAAAGAAATTAGAACTAGCAGAAATAGAATTATCTAAAAATAAAGATAATGTAGATTTACAGGTTGCAGTAATAAATGCTAAAACAGAACTTGCAGATTTAGATGAAAGGATAACAGGGCAAAGGTCTGAACAATTAATTAACCTTACAGGGTTACAAAATGAACAAACTGAAGCCATAAAAGCAACAGTAGAAGCAGAAAGACAAGCAGCAGCAGAAGTAGCAAAATATCAACAAGACAGAGACAATAAAAAGCAAAGTTCAGCAGATGCCTTTCAGGAACTTTTAGATAGGAACTTAACAAACGCCCAAGTAGCAGAGAAAAAAATACGAGAGGAATTTAAGAAAATGAATGATGTGATTGTGCAGGGAATTGTAACAGGTTCTATAACTGCAGAACAAGCCGTTACTCAAACATCTTTGCTAGGACAGGAAAAAAGACAAGCCCTTTCTGATAGTGCTCAGGCACACACCCAAGCAGATATAGATTTCTTAATGTTCACAATGGGTAAAAGTAAAGCTTTTATAGAACAACATACAGCAGAAGAATTGGAGCTGATTGCTCACAAAAATAGAGTGGATTTAGATGAAGCACAAAAAACAGCCCAAATGAAAGACGCAAAGCTTCAGGCAGGCTTAAGTGCTGCTAAGGGTGTGACAGACGCTTTGGGTGGTTTAGCAAAAGAAGGGTCAAAGGGTGCGAAGGCAATGGCTTTGACAGGTATATTAATAGATACTGCAAAAGGTATTTCAGGTGCTATCGCCGCAGGTGCAGGTGTTCCATTTCCAGGAAACTTACTTGCTATAGCCACAGGCGTTACTAGTGTGTTATCAGGAATAGCAAATGCAAAAGCTGTTTTTGCAAAAGCAGGTGGTGATAGTGGTAGTATTGACGGCGCTTCAGCAGGGACGAGTGTAAGGGGTAGTAGGGATAATATACCTAATATAGAAAATATAGCTGATTCACAATTAGGTCAAGAAACACCTGCTGCGCCTTTACAAGCTTATGTAGTTGAAAATGATATTAGTGATTCACAAGCATTACAAGAAGAACTAGAAACACAAGCTACCTTGTAAACAAAATTAAGAATTTTATATTTATAAATGTTATGGCTAAAAAGAAAAAACTTATAGAACTTATTATAGACGAAACAGCAGATATGTTTGGCGTGGACGCTATCAGTATTGTTAAATTTCCTGCGATAGAAGAAAACTTTGTCTTTTTTAATAATGACTTTTTATCACTTGCAAAAGTAGATGAAGAAAAAAAGCAATTAATTGGTGCAATTTTAATTCCTGATAAAAAAATACCCCGCTTGGATAAGGAAACAAACGAGGAATATGAAGTATTCTTTACTAAAGAAACTATTAAACAAGCACAGAAGCTATTTATGAATAGTTTAAACAACAATAACCACACCTTTGAGCATAAAGTACCAGTTGAAGGATTAACTGTTGTAGAATCGTGGATTAAAGAGGATAAGAAATTTGATAAGTCTAATATGTACGGTTTTAAGAACCTACCAATCGGAACTTGGTTTGTTCAAGTAAGTGCAGAAAATAATCCTGAAATTTGGGAAGCTATTAAAAATAAAGAAGTTAGAGGATTTAGCATAGAAGGGTATTTTACAGATAAGCTAATTGAAGCATCTAAGCAGGTAGATATATTAGATGAAGTATGTGAAGAATGTCCTGATGAAGTAATGATGGGTAAAATCAAAAACCTAATCTTAGATAATGAGTTAAATCCTGTAGGTGCTTTAGATGGTGAGCCATTGTTTAAAACTAAAGAAGAAGCTGAAATTTATGCAGAAATGTTTAAGGGTTGCTCAGGTTCTCACCCTCATACTGTTGATGGTGTTAAGTTATTTATGCCTTGTGCTGACCATTCTACTGCTACAGCTAGAGAAGAATATGCTGATACAGGTAAAAAGAAAAGAAAGAAAAAATACAAAATGTTAGAATATGTTGCTTATGCTAAAAGAAAAGCTATGTTAAAGTATTCTTGGGACGACTGTATGAGAGACCAAATGAAAGAATATGGTAATAAAGAAACTGCTGCTAAAGTCTGTGCAGCTATCAAAAACAAGACAGTAAAACGATAAAGAAGTAAACAATTTTAACCCTTTTATATTTATAAATGTTATGGGAACTATAGAAAAAATCTTAAATATCTTAAAAATGAAAAATGAACCTAAATCTTATAGCGTAAAATTCTACGCTGAAAAAAAATTAGATGACGGCAGAGTAATTGCTACAGAAGATGAGCAATTTGTTGTCGGGTCTAAAGTCTTCGCCATATCTGATGATGGAGATGCAGAAGCTTTATCTAAAGGAACTTATACTTTAGAAGATAATGATAAATTAGTAGTTGGTGATTCTTCTGAAATCATTGAAATCGGTGAAACAGAAGTTACTGAAGACGAAGAAGTAGAAGTAGAAGCTAATAAAGAAGAAGAATTAGCTGAAGAATCAGAAGCAGAAGAAACTGATTGGGCTAAAACTTTTGAAGAAATGAAAGATAGAGTTGCTGAATTAGAAAAAGCAGTCTTCGGTGATAAAGCTGAAGAAGAAACAGAAGATTTATCTGAAGAAGTTTCCGAAGAAAAAACAGAAGATTCTGAAGAAGATAAAACTGAAATGTCATCTGAAGTTATAAGTGAACTTATGACGGAAGTTGAGGATTTAAAAAGCAAAATAGCTGAACTAAGTAGTGAACCTGCTACGGAAAGTATTAATTACAATCCTGAAGGCGACCAATTTAGCTCTACTATTGACCTTCGGTCAAATGTGAGATTGTCTGCACAAGATAAGGCAAGAGAATTAATTAACAATTTTAAATAATAAATATAATACTAACATGAAAAACAATTTAAAAAAATATGAGTTTGCTAACCCTACTATAGGAGCAAACACTTATGCTGGACAGCTTTCTCTACCATACGTTTCGGCTGCCGTAAAAGCAAATTTGACTGTTACTGGTGGTGGTGTTAGAACTATCGATGGTTTTAATAGTAAAGCAGTAATTTCTAATTTGACAGTTGCTGACCCATTAGGTGCAGCATCTTGTACATTTAACCCAACAGATACTACTATTGGTGAAAGCGTAATAACTTTAACTGATTTCAACGTAAATATACAATACTGTAGAGGTACGGTTTATGATACTTGGATTGGTCAAGGAATGGACAGAAATGGTAACCTTCCACAAGAGTTTGAAGCTTTTGTATTAGAAACATTAGTTGCTAATGTAGGTCAAGCTATAGAAACTGAAATGTGGCAAGGTGGTGGTAACTGGGGTACAGGCTTCTTGTCTAATGATGGTTCATTTGGTACAGTAAGTTTTGGAAATGGAGCAATGGCTTCTTTTGCTACTCAAGAATTATCTGAAAACCCAAGTCAAGCTAACATTCTTAAAAACTTAAATGAAGTTTACTCTAAGGTAGTATCTGATAAATCTGCTATATTATCTAAGCCTGGATTTGGATTCTATATGTCACAGCAAATGTATTCGTACTATGCTATGAAATTAGGTACTGAAACTACTTACCAAGCTTCAGGTGCTGCAGGTACTTTTACAGGATTAACATTTATGGGCTATCCAATTTACATTTGCCCTGGAATGTTCAATGATGCAATCGTAGCTACTTATCCTGAAAACTTAGTACTAGCTTCAAATGCTCGTTCAGATATGAATGAAGTTCGTATCATACCTGCATATCAGTATGATGGCTCAGACAACATTAATGTAGTAATGAAGTTTGCTGCAGGTGTTGGTTGCGGTGTAGCTGCTGATGGGGTTGTTGGATATAACTTTGCATAATTAACACTTTAAATGGGGGGTTGAAATATACCCCCTTTTATTAACCTTTTAAAAAAAAATAATATGGCTTGTTTATTAACAGCGGGAAGAACGGTAGATTGTAAAGATTCTATATCAGGTATTAAAACTATCTTTATTGCTAAAGCTTGGGCTAATAATGCTACAACAAATGCTACTTTTGCAGTAAATGGTACAGATGAGTTGCAGATAGATACAATGGGTTTTGCTAATTGGTCTTCAGCAGATACAAATGTTATGTCATTATATCGTTATGAGCTTAGACCAAATTTAAGTTCTATGACAGTTAATGTAAACTCAGACCCTGCAACAGGAACAACATTTTTTAGTCAAACATTATCAGTAACATTTCAAAAACTAGATGCTGCTATGAATAATGAACTAAAACTTATTGCTTATGGTAGACCTCAAATTTTTGTATTTGATAATATGGATAATTTGTGGATGCTGGGTGCAGTAAATGGTTGTGATGTTACTGGCGGCACGATTGTTACAGGTGCGGCTAAAGGTGATTTATCAGGATATACATTAGAATTTACAGCAGAAGAAAAACAACCTTTATATATGATAAAGAAAACAGGGCTTGATTCATCAGTTGCTGACTATCCATTTGATAGTTTAGGTGATGCTGATGCTGCGATTGTAATATCTCCATCATATTAATCGTTACTCTCACTATATAAAAGAAGGGGTTTAATCACCCCTTTTTTTGTACACTAAAAAACAATAATAGATTTTTTATATTTATAATAAAACATTAACTATGACTTGGAAAGTAAAATCAGAACATTATAATGTTAAGTTTCCTAATAGAACTTATTGTTTAGGGGAATTAAATCAAAAACAAATAAAAGTATTGCCTAGTGAGATTCGAAATAAGTATTTTATAGAAGACAAGCCTAAGAAGAAAAAGAAATATGACTTGGAAGATTAAAAAAGAATGGATTGGTGCTATTGTTTATTGCATAGGAAAAGATTTAGAAACATTAACACAAGATGAAATTTTAAGTTTAGATGAAGGGTGTAGAACTACAATCTTTAAAGAAGAATAACAATGGTTCAGTATTATCAGAATGATTTTGTTGGTGCTGGTCAATGGATAAGAGCAGACCTCTATAATTTTATGACAGATAGTGGAAAAACTAACTTATATAAACCTCTAATTGTTTTTAAAAGTCACTTTACAAAAGGCGAAAAAGTTTGTTTACCTTGGGCTGTATATAATAATGCTAAAGAACGATATATTGCGCTGAGTTTATTTATACAAATACTAGGAAGCACTGAAGATTTAAGCGCAGGTGAGGTGTTATTTGGAACAAGGAATTTTCCATACGGATTTTATGATGTGACTGTATATGAAAACAAAGATAACACAAATTTAGTAGTTGCTGATGCTGTAAAAAAACTATTTACAGGATTAATGCATATACAACAAAGAAATTTAGTCGGAGATAATAATTTAGAATATACAGAATATACTACAAATGACAGTGATACGGAAAGTGTTTATTTAACCAATTAATTATGAATTTAGATTTAATAAAATTATCACATTATAACATACCTCATTTAGTAGAAGATACTAGGAATGATTGGATTTCTTTTGGTGAGGATAACCTTTATCCAAATTATTTGCTAGAGCTATTCTTGGGAAGTGCTATTAATGGCGCTTTAGTTAAGTCAATAGGAGCAATGATTTATGGTGAAGGTCTAGCAGCAACAAATGCTGATGAAACAATAGATACTAAAGAATCATATTTAAGACTAACAGAACTTTTACATAATTCTGATGATGATGTATTAAAAGACCTTGCAATGGATTTAAAGCTGTTTGGTGGTTGTTATGTAAACGTAATATGGTCAAGAGATAGAAGTACAATAGCTAAAATATCTCATATTGGTGCTCAATATATTCGTTCAGGAAAAATGATAGACGGAGAAATAAGAAATTATTATTATTCTGCTGATTGGTCTAAAGCTAAAAAAGGTGAATTTAAGCCAAGACCTTATGCTGCTTTTAGTACAGAAGATAGAACACAAGCAAGTCAAATTTTAATGATTAGAGATAAAAACCCTGCATTATTTTACGGTTTTGCCCCAGATTATGTCGGTTCTACGGATTATATACAGCTAGACCTCGAAATTGCACAGTTTCATTTATCTAATATATCAAACGGAATGTTTCCGAGTATGGCTATAAATTTTGCTAACGGTGTTCCAACAATAGAGGAAAGACGCACTATAGAACGGCAAATTACTCAAAAATTCAGTTCTAGTCAGGCAGCAGGCAAGATATTGCTTACGTTTAATGACGGAAAGGATACTGCTCCTGAGATTGTTCCAATAGATTCTAACAATGCTTCAGAAAGCTATCAGTTTTTAAGTAAAGAGGTAGTTAATAAAATTTTAAGCGGACACAGAGTAACAAGCCCATTATTATTTGGAATACGAGCAGAAGGTGGTGGATTGGGTTCAAATGCTGATGAATTACGAGATGCTTTTAGTTTATTTTCGAATACAGTCATAGTTCCTTTCCAAAACGTACTTTTAAAGGGTTTAGACAAGATATTTAGAGTTAATGATATAAACCTTGATTTGTACTTTAAATCGCTTAAACCTGCTGATTTTATTGATTTAGAAGTTACAAAGACACAAAGTGAAGAAGACCAAGAAAAAGAAGGTGTATCAAAAGAGGACATAGATACTGAGGAATTGGTGGAAATGAAAGCAATAGATGTAGAAGATGATGATGTATGTTTGGACTATTTTGATGATATAGGAATTACACTAGATGATGATGAGTGGTTTGAAGCACACCAAGAAGAATTAGATGAGTTTGAAATAGATAGCCGATACCATGAGTTTGCTTATGCTCCTGCAGGGACACCAAATGTTGCTGATAGTTCTAGTGATATAGGTATGTTTAGGGTTTTATATAGATACTCACAAACATTATCTATTGATAATAAAACAGGTAAAGTAACAAGCAGAAAATTTTGTGAAAAAATGGTTGCAAAATCTAAGCAAGGCACATTGTATAGAATAGAAGACTTGAAAAAAGCATCACAAAAAGCAGTCAATAAAGGATTTGGACCTAATGGCTCAAACACGTATAATATCGCTTTGTACAAGGGCGGTGCTAATTGCCGCCATAAGTGGGTTCGAGTATTCTATTTTAGAAGACAAGTTCCTAAAGGACAGACTTTTGTTGATGTTGATGGTAAAGAATACAAAGAGTTTGAATACCTACCTAATGGAACATTAAATAATTTTAAACTTGTTTCACAGCAATTTGCGAATGGTAAAATGCCAATGCCTGATGATGCAGAAATGAGAAAAACAACTTGGAAACTACCAAATCATGGATTTTTAAAACCAAGAGTAGAAAAAGAACGTAGCAGGTCAACACCTGTATAAAATAAAATAAAAATATGGCGATACAACACACTTTATATATTTCGGCAACAAGACTAAAAAAAGATTCAGCGATTGGTGGTTCAGTTGATGATAATTTAATAATGCCTTATATCTTACTAGCACAAGATATGCACATACTACCAATACTTGGAACTGATTTAGATGCTAAATTAAAATCAGAAATTCAAGCAGGAACTTTAACAGGGGTTTATAAAACACTAGTTGAAACTTATATACAGCCTGCATTGGTTCAATATAGTTTTGTATCACTTGTGCCGTATTTGCGACTTAGATTCGTTAATAATGCAGTTGTGGTTATGGGAGCAACAGACCAATCATCTAGTGCTAGTTATGAAGATTTACAACCCGTAATGGATACGGCCACTGATGCAGCAGAATTTTATAGACAGCGCTGTATAGATTACTTGCAGAATAATACATCTTCATTTAGTGAATACTCAAGTAATACGGGAGCTGATTTAGACCCTACTACTTCAAATTATTTTTCAGGCATACAGCTAGACCCTAGTATACCAAGAGGTAATCAATTACAAGCATTTTTACAAGGAGCTGGAATTACTATTTATGGCTGTTAAGAAACATAAAAATTACCCAAGTAGTTTGGAGAATTTTAAAAAGCTAAAGAATTATATTAAAAAATTAACTAAAACTAACAAAAATGGCGGGACAAAGATTAACCGATAAAACAGCACTTGATGAGCAATTGGGTTCAGGAGATTTATTTATGGTGGTTGATGTAAACGACACCACAGGTTCAACGGCAGGAACTAGCAAAAAGTTTGACACAAAATACTTAATACAAACAGATAAAATATCTGTATCAAACGCAGAGTTACACGCTATGAAAGCTACAGGCGGAGCGGGTACGTTTAAAACATTAGTAGGGGCTTTGAGTGGTTATATGATAACAGTATACAATGTAACGATACTAACTACTTATGCAGCTTCAACGGAAGCCTCTAGTGAAAATTTATTTTTAGGCTATAAATCTGATGACACAACTGCTTATTGGGGTACTGCTAGGGATTTTATGAATGGAAGCACAAAAAGTATTTCTGCTTGTTTTACAGGTGCATTTGTACCAAATGGAACTTGTACAGAATCACTTTTAAATAAACCTTTTTTAATGTATTCAAGTGACAATTTTGATGGTGGTTGGACTTGTGATGTTTATGTGACTTATGCTTATACTAAAGTATTATGATGAAGTATTTATTTTTATTAATTCCGCTTTTGTCTTTTGGGCAAATAGATTTTTTCAAGTATTCTACTATTTATACATCTATGAATATAAATACAAGTATGGTAGAAAGACAGGACTATATTTCTATTGATAAAGGATATGAAGATATTACACAAATAAATCCATACGATTTTAATTTAAGTATTGGAATCCGTAAAATTGCTAGATATGCGTATGAACAAAAAAAACGAACTTGGTTTACAGGAACAGAATACAATGTTTCAGAAAATGTTACTATTTCCAATGCTATGGGTTTTGAGTATCTTGCTAATTATGCAGTGGTTCGTAGTCGTGGTGACACACTTATTGAGCAGAATTATTGGTTACGATACTTGGGAAAAAGATTTGTAGTAAAAGCACAATATACTGATAGACAACGTGTTAATTTAAGATATAATTCATTAGATGCTAGATTAAGACTAACAAAAGGGAGGTTCGATATTACATTAGGGGGTGTATTTAGACAACACAATCCTTATGGAATTACACCAATAGATGACCTTTGGATTCCAGGAGAACAATCATTCCGACAATTAGCAGAAGAATTTGGCTATTCAAATGAGTTTGTAAATGGCAGATGGCATTGGTTTAAAAATGATGAATTACTTGCAACATCTAATGATGAGTTCTACAAACACTATTTTGGTCAAGCTATAGCGGATTATAATGAACAAGAATTAGAAAAATTAGGTATGCAAAATGAACTTAGTTTAGTTATTGGTCTAGCATACTATAAATACAATCCAAATTACTGGATACACATTTGGGCTAATTTAATGCCTTTTCACTATGGTTTGGACGAATACTCTTTCGACTATGAAGAAAGTGGCTTAAAACAGCTAGAAATGGATGCAGGAAGTGTTTTAGGCGTTAGAATTACAAAGCACTTAGGATTATTTGCAGAAGGAACGTATTTGAAGTATTGGAATAAGCCTGTATATGAATGTAAATTTGGGTTTAATTATTTAATCTTTTAGTTATGAAAAAATTATTGTTTTTATTTTTAATATGTGGATATGCTTTTAGTCAAACGAATTGTGAATTATGTGTGGAAACAGGTGGCTTCTATTGTGGAGATGATGAATCTAATTGGACTCAGTATAGCCCTCTTGGTTGCGTTCCTAATGGTCTTGGCGGCTTACAGTATCTTAATGATGGTTGGGAAGATTGTGTTGATGGTTCAGATGAAGCAAATGCCGTTCCAACAACACTAGCTGATTGTGGATTATATGTTGAAAGTTGTGATACAGTATTTGTAGAAATACCTGTTATTGAAATAATAACACAAACAGATACTATTGTTGAAACAATAATAGAAACAGAATACATCACAGAATATCTAACAGACACTATTGTGGAATTTCAAGAAATCATTATTACTGAATATGTTGATTGTGCAACAGGACTACCTTGTAATAGTGGTATGCAAGAAGTGTTAGATAAGTCAAAAAATACAGGATTATTATATGACCTTAATGGTAGAGTTATAATAAAACCTGAAGGAATTTACATAGAAAATGGTTTAATAAAATATAAATTATAATGGATATATTTAAAGATAACAATGCTTGGAATGAAAAAGCTATAATAGGATTTGTAGCGTTTTTAATAATGTGTTTAATAATGATTGCTGATTTACTTACAGGGTGGATTGGAAAAGACCTAGTTATAAATGAATTTGTTTACGACAGTTTTGTTTATGTAGTTTTGGGCTGTTTTGGAATTAGTGGAATAGAAAAGTTTTCAGGTAAAAAATGTGATAACTCTTGTAACAAATGAAAATAAACGAATCCTCAGAATTTACACTTGATTTAAAAACTATTATAATGATAATTGGCTTTGTAATATCATTGTCTGCTACCTATTTTACGCTGATGGCAGAAGTAGAAATTGCAAAGACATTACCTGAAATGCCAATTAGTGAGAAAGAATTTGAGCTGAAGGACAAGCTGATTCGTGCTTCTATTCTTTCAACGCAAGAAGATGTACAAGAAATTAAAGAAGACATGAAGTATTTGAGAGGAAAAATAGATGAAATAAACTAATGAATAATTTACCGTATATAATAATAGGGCTTTTATTTTTTTGTATTGGTTCTTGTTATGCTCAAGTAAAGGTAGTACATTATAATAGTGAATGGAACTCAGAGAACAATTATAGTATTTCTGATTTAAAAGATTGCGAAAAAGCTGATGTTGTAATATGTCATAATCCTGAAGAACAAGAAAAGCACAATATATTAGCTGTACCTACTTTAATTGTATTTGATAACAATATAGAAATAGCAAGGTATGAAGCAAATATAATGATGGAATTAGATATATCTATTAGTGATTTACAAGATACAATAGACAAGGTTTATTTAGAAAAATTTGAATGAGATTAAGCAAAAATTTCACATTACAAGAATTAATTAAAAGTAATACGGCATTAAGACGTGGATTAGATAATGTACCCGACAAGGAACAGATTATCAAATTAAGACTTCTAGCCACTCACCTTTTACAGCCACTCAGGAATGCAGTAGGTTCTATTAGGATAACGAGTGGTTATAGAAGTCCTGAACTCTGTGTAGTCTTGGGTAGCAAAATTACAAGTCAACATACAAAGGCAGAAGCAGTTGACTGTCAGTATGTTAAGCGTGGCAAAATGGATAATCTTAAAATATATAAAGCACTTATAGATTTAGATTTAGAATTTGACCAGTGCATATTAGAGTTCGGTGATAGTACCGAATACAATGACCCAATGCACCCTGCATGGATACACATTAGTTGGAAGGTTAGCGAAAATAGACAACAGGTTTTAGTTGCTTACAAAGACGAAAACAACAAAACTAAATATAGACCTATAATTAACTATAAATCTTTATAATGTTAAAAGGAATTTTTAAATCAATTTTAGGAAATGCAGCTGACATCATAGATGAATGTGTTACTACTGAAGAAGAAAAAATGGCTTTAAAAATAAAAATGAAGCAATTAATCGCTGATTCAGAGGCTAATGCACAAGAACAAATAACAAGACGTTGGGAAGCAGATGCAAAAGCAGGTTGGTTACCTGCAAATATCAGACCACTTACATTAGCATTTCTAATAGTATCAACAGTATTATTAGTGTTTATTGATAGTGGTGCAATTAATTTTAATGTAGAAGAACGGTGGGTTGCCCTGTTAGAAATATGTTTAATTACTACGATTGGAGCATATTTTGGAAGCAGAGGTTTAGAAAAAATAAAAAAGAAATAGATAATTTAAGACCATACCGACCTAGACTTACTGAGTCAGAATATGACTTAATAAAAGCTAATCGAAAAAATAATGGAGAAGGATATAATAATGTTCTAGTTATTGGCGACCTTCATGAACCTTTTTGCCTAGAAAAATACAGAAGTTTTTGTTTAGATAAATTCCATGAATTTGACTGTACTGAGGTCATTTTTATTGGGGATATTATTGATAACCATTTTTCCAGTTACCATGAGACTTCGGCAGATGGAATGGGTGGGGCAGACGAGTTAGAATTATCAATAAACAAAATAAATAAATGGTATAGAGCATTTCCAAAAGCAACAGTAATTTTGGGAAACCATGACCGAATGGTAATGAGGAAGGCACAAACATCAGCTATACCAAGTAAATGGATTAAAAGCTACAAAGAAGTTTTAGAAGTTCCTAATTGGAATTTTGTAGAACGCTATGTTAAAGATGGCGTTCAATACATACATGGGGAAGGCGGAACGGCAAGAACTAAGTGTCGTGCAGATATGATGAATACCGTTCAAGGGCATTTACATACACAAGCTTATTGTGAGCATTATGTTGGACAAAATTTTAGAGTTTACGGAATGCAAGTCGGTTGCGGAATCGACTTTAAGCAATACTCTTTTGCCTATGCTAAGGCAGGAAAGAAACCTGCTATTGGGGTTGGTCTTGTTTTGAATAATGGGAAATTACCCATAAATTTGTTAATGGAATTATAATAATATGAGCAAAGATAAAAACTTATATAGTGAAGAAATCAAACTCAATGCCTATTATACTTATGACAAAAACTTTAATAAAGTTTATGATACTAAAGGTATTAAAAGGCGATTTAAAGAGTTGGTTAATAAACTAAAATAGATATAATATAAATATATCTATTGACTATGCAATTAGTCGGTAACGAACTACTTGCGTAAATTTCCTGTCCCCATTATCTTTTATCCATCTTGTTGGAACTTCTACATAATCATTAACTATATTATATCCATCTTTTCTCAAATCAAATATAGTTGCTGATAATCTAGTATTCCCTAAATCCCTAATTGCTTCTAGACTTGTTATACTACCATAAGTTGATAAATAACCTGCTAATCTTGTGTAATGTGTTTCTCTCATAATTCTTTAATGTATTTAATGGTTTGCTTTTTAATGTATTTAACATCTATCCATTCCAATAGTTCAAAAGCATTTAAAACTATTGTAAATTCATTTCCATTTTCATCTGTTCCTGACAAATAAACTTCATTGTCTTTACAATGAAAAGTGTTTATGTCGTGTAAATTTTTATATTTCATTAGTTTAAATCTTTTAATATATATTCTTTTCTTTTAATTTTTTCTCTTGTTTCAGCTATACCTTCACATAATATCTGATTTCTATATTTGCCTGTAGTATTAGAATAATCCCACTTATATTTATCAAGATATTCTTTTCCTGTTTTACTACATTTATAATATATTATACTATTATAAGATTGAAAATAGTAACCTTTATTTGTATATATTTCAAATTGGTTTGCAATAGGATTACCACTTTGAATACTTATTAATTGATTAACTTTTATTTTTTTCATAATTATTTATTTAAATTCATTCCAATAAGCTTTATTGCAGTCATCTGAGCAAAAATCATAGTCTGAATCTTCTCCGCAGAATTTGCATCTAACTTTATTTATTTCTTCTTGATAAGGTTCTTTATCGTAATTATTCATTATAATGTGTGTTTAGTGATTAATTCCTTAGCTGACATTTGTTCCTTTAAATCATTCATAGATTTTATCTTAATTTTTATTTCTTTAAGATATTCCTGACAAAAATTTACATCATCTGTACTATAAGCTGCATTTAATTTGTTGGTATATATTTCTGTCATTTCATTTTGTTCTTCAATATAATTATCTATTAAAGTCATTATAGTTGCTAACTGTGTAACATTACATTCTATATTTTTAAATACTGTTGTCATAATTTCTAAATTTTTAATTTAATACTTGTTTTATTTTATTTTTTTATTTTATAATCAATTCCTTTTTTTTCTAATGTTGCAATAAGTTGCATTTCATAAAATTTTAGTTGAATTGAATTGTGTTGATACTCATACATTAATTTACCGTTTTGCATTAATCTTTGAAAACCATATTTAAAAGTTTCTTCATTTAAACCTTTGTTTGTTTTATATATATAAGTCATTTTATTTAAATTTTAATAATACTTGTTTTAATTGTTTGTTAGAACAAATATATAAAGAAAAGTTTATATCGTAAAGGAATATATAAAAAAAAGTTTATAAGTTATTAACATTTGAATTGTTGATAACTAGCAAATATATTTTATTTATTATAAAGAATTATTATTATATTTATGACTTAATTATAAAAAATTATGTATGAACTCAAGACAGATGAGAAGACAGGTTATTAGAATAGCTATGTCTGTAAAAGAGATGAATAAGATGGATATTGCAAGAGCATTATCTTGGTCTTATCCAACTACTTTAAAAAAAATCGCTAACCCAAGTAAATTAACTGTTGATGATGCTGAAAAGCTTTGTGACTTAATAGACTTGGATATTATTAAATTTATAAAACCCTTTTAATTATGCAAAAAAATAGTACAGTAACTCGAGTAACAGGAAATGGAACTTGGGAAGGCAAGTTTGGACTTATGTACAAATTTGAAATAGAAATGGAAAATGGAGATATTGGTGAAAATTTATCTAAAACTTCTGAATGTCGTTTTAAAGAAGGACAACAAACAGACTATGAATTTATAGATGGTCAGTTTCCTAAGATAAAACCAATTAATACTTTTCAACCAAAAGCAAATAATTCAGATGTACAAGACAATATAAGATTTGCACAAGGTTTAAATATAGCAAACCTTCAATTTTGTCATGGAAAAATATCCGAAGAACAAATAGATGATGTTGCTTATACAATGTATGAAAAGTTGAAAAAAGGACCACAAGTAAAATTACCTTTTGAAAAGACACCATTTTAATTAATTCTGATAGTGCCTGTATTTTTTACTTGTTTTATTCTTTTTCTATTCTGAAATACAGGCATTATCTTTTATATTTATATATTATGAAAAAAACTTACTTTAACCACGACTCTACTGCAAGAAATGATATTAGGATTATTAAATTACGTTCTCAATTAGGCTATGAAGGCTATGGAATCTTTTGGGCAGTATTAGAATTATTATTTACAGAAGAAAATAAAATATGTACAAGTCAATATGATATTATAGCTTATGGACTACAATGTAATCCTAGTATTTTAAAACAAGTAATAGAAGATTTTGATTTATTTGTAACAGAAGATGGCTGTTTTTATTCTAGAAGATTAAATAATCATATTGAAGAAATAAATAATAAGAGTAGTATAGCTAAACAAAATGCAAAAAAAAGATGGAATAATGCAACTGTTATGCAACAGCATAGCAACAGCAATGCTAGTAAAGTAAAGTATACTAAAGAAGATAATACTAAATTAAATAATATACTTATAAGGCTTGAAGCCTTCCAAAAAACAGTTTTTGATATAAAAGATATTGATATAAATGATAAAAAAGCATTTGTAGATTATTGGACTGAAGCAAATAAGTCTGGAACTAAGATGCGATTTGAAATGGAAAAGACTTGGGATTTGAAAAGGAGATTATCTCGTTGGGTAAATTCTTCTTTTAATAAAAAAGAAAAATCAAGATTTCCTGATTATTATGATAGTTTGCTTATGAAAAGATTAGATGAATCAGCAAAAAAAGAATATGAACAACACTTGAAGAATCTTGGATATATTTCAGAATATAATCCAAATGCAGGAGCAAAATGGATAAAAAAATAATAGATATAATTTATCATAGTTTTACATGGTTTTACATATGTTTACACAAATTTACAAAGATTTACAAATATCTAATAGGGGTACCCCTACTGGACTAATATCGAACCAATGAAAGAATACCAATTACAAAAATCAATATGTAGCTATTTAGATTTAAAAAATGTTCTATACTGTGGAAGTATGGGGGGACAATACCAAAAATTTTATAGTCAAAGAAATAAAGCCAAAGCTAGTGGATATAAACGTGGCTTTCCTGATTTATTTATCTATGAACCTAGAAATAATTATCATGGATTAGCTATTGAATTAAAAGTAGGATATAATAAACCAACAAATGAACAATTAGCTTGGATTGAAGAATTAAATGAACGAGGATATAAGGCACATGTTTGTACAGGAATAGAAGAAACATTAAAAGTTATAAATAATTATTTAAAATAATAATATAATGCTTATAGACCCAAAAATAAAACCAACATTTTTTAATACTAGAAAAGATAGATTACATTGGAATTATGTAGATACTAACAATCGCTTGTTTACAATTTTATTTGATAGTGGAGCAGAACTATCATTTATTTTACGAGTTTTATCAAAAAACAATAATATAGAAAATTATATTTATAAGAAACTACATAATCGTTTTAGTAATATAATAGAAATACATTCATCTAAAATAAGCAGTGTAGAATATAATTTAATGAAACAGGTAAATATACCGTCAGTTTTAAAAATATGTTAAATAAATACCTTATCGATAATTATGACAAGTTGAAAGACATGGCTCATAATATCGCAGGGGATTATAAAAAAGATGATTTATTAAGTTTTGTAATTGAAGAACTATATAAATGTGATGAAGAAAGAATTAATGAAATAATAAAAAATAAACAATTAACATTTTATATAGTTAGGGTAATGTTAAATCAATTTCATTCTAAGACAAGCAGATATTATTATAAATATGATAAATACTACGAATATCATACTACTACTACTATAGATAATATAACTCAAGACAAAACAGAATATACCATAAAAGAAAAATTAGAAGTAGAAAAAAAGTTAGAATGGATAGAAGATAAATTAAAAGATTTATATTGGTTTGATGCAAAAGTCTTTAGTATTTATTTTAGTGAAGAACATTCACTCAACACAATGGCTAAGGCTACCAAAATTTCAAGGGCTACTTTATGGAAGTCAATTAATAATGTAAAAAATTATTTAAAAAATGAAAAAAACAAGTAAAGGTTTAGGTGATTCCGTAGAAAAGGTATTGAAGGCTACTGGTATAGATAAGATTGCTAAGAAAATTTTAGGAGATGATTGTGGTTGTGAAGAAAGAAAGCAAAAGCTAAATAAAATGTTTCCTTATGGAAGACAATTTACACAAGATGAAATAAAGATATATGAGGAAGTTTTACCTAGAACTAAAGGCAGTAGAATATCAGCACAAGACCAATCAATAATGGTTAAGCTATATAATAAAGTTTTTAATAAAAATAAGAAACCTAGTAATTGTGGTAGCTGTGTAAAAAATACACTAACTGAATTAGAAAAGGTTTATGATAATAGTTGTAAGGTGTGAAGAAGCATACTAAATTATATATGGATTTTTTTGATTATGGAGAGCAAGATTTTGTTATGTGTGAAATGTGTCAGCAAGATAGGGCTGTTGATATTCACCATTTAGATAGTCGTGGTATGGGTGGTTCAAAAACTAAAGATTATATTGAAAATCTGATGGGGTTGTGTAGAGATTGTCACAATAAAGCCGAAAATGATTCATCTTTCAACATGTTTTGTCGCATAAAACACTTGGAAAATGTATGTCACCAAATATATGCACTAATAGAATATAAAAAGAAATATGAAAATAGAATTAATAGAAATATCTAAATTAAAACCTGCATCATATAATCCTAGACAGATTACAAAAAAGCAGTTTGAAGACTTAAAAGAGTCTATAAGGAAATTTGATTTGGTAGACCCAATCGTAATTAACAAGGATATGACAGTAATCGGGGGTCATCAACGGTTGAAATGTTGTAAAGAGTTAAAATATAAAGATGTAGATTGTGTTATATTAGACCTTAATAAAGAACAAGAAAGAGAATTAAATATCAGGCTTAACAAATCAGGTGGGGAATTTGATATGGATATTTTAGCAAATGAGTTTAACATAGATGAATTAGTAGATTGGGGGTTTAAGCATGTAGAATTAGGTTTAAATTTAGACAAAATACAGAAAGACTTATCAGACCAAATAGAATTGCAATATAAAATTGAAGTAGAGGTAACATCAGAAAAGGAACAAGAAACATTATATAATGAATTAAGTAAAAAAGGATATATATGCCGAATTTTAACATTATAAAAGAGGTAAAACCTAAAAAAAGTTTTAGAGTAAGTTCTATTATTGGTAAATTTGATTTACAAACTGAACACATAAAAGAACAATTTGAAGGGGAAATAGATTTAGATGATAATTGGAAAATAGGAATAATTGTTGGTAGTAGTGGTAGTGGTAAAACGACAATAGCTAAAGAGTTATTTCCTGATAGTTATGTAACTGATTTTAAATATAATGCTGAAACAATTTTAGACGACATGCCTAAAGATAAAAGTGTAGATGAAATAACAAGAGCATTTAATAGTGTTGGCTTTTCTTCACCACCAAGTTGGTTAAAACCATACTCAGTATTATCAAATGGTCAAAAGATGAGGGTAGATTTAGCTAATGGATTATTGCAAGATAAAGAGTTGATGGTGTTTGATGAATTTACAAGTGTTGTAGACAGAAATGTAGCGCAAATAGGAAGTTATGCAGTACAAAAAGCTATAAGGAAAACTAAAAGGAAGTTTATTGCTGTTAGCTGTCATTATGATATAGTAGATTGGCTATTGCCTGATTGGATATTTAATACTGATTCTATGACCTTTCAAAGACTTGAAGGGCAAAAAAAAAATAGACCAAAAATTAAATTTAAAATATACAATACAAGAGATAAGTCAGTGTGGAGAATGTTTGCTAAACACCACTATTTGAGTCATAGTCATAATAATGCTGCTTATGTATATGTTGCATTTGTAAATGAACAGTTAGCAGGATTTATAAGTATATTACATCAACCACACCCATCAGTAGATAATATAAAAAGAGTACATAGGGTAGTAGTTATGCCTGACTTTCAAGGTATAGGGGTAGGGTTAAGGCTACTTGAGTTTATTGGTAAAAAATATATAAACACAAAACATAGATATACTATAGTAACATCTGCTCCAAGCTTAATAAGTTACTTTAAAAGAAGTAAAGATTGGATATGTAGGTCTTATGGTAGAAATATGAAACATGCTATGGGAAATAGTCAAACAAGAATAACAACAAGTTGGGAATATAAAATTTAATAATATGATAGAAAAAGGACAAATAGTAAATGCTGATATAAAAATAAAATATAAGTATAAATTAAAATATAAAGAAGAATGGGTTAATGATGCTATTTTTAGTAGACCTTATGAAAGTGATTATCCTAAAATAGATAAAGATTCATTGTTCTTTAAAAGGCATATACCTAATCCAAGTAAAAGGTATGATGTTTGCGATATAACATTATTGGATATGAAAAATGTAATTAAAGTAGGATTTAAAAATAACAGATAAAATAATACAAATGGGACACAATAAAAAAGAAAGACTATTACAAGCATTAAGAGAAACACAAGGTTTAATATATCATGCCTGTAAAAAAGCAGGTAATATAAGTAGGTCAACATATTATAGGTATATGAAAGAAGACCCTGAATTTGCTAAGGCAGTTGAAGATATTAAAGAAGCACAAATAGATTATGTTGAAGGTGAATTAATAAAAAACATAGCACAGGGGAAAGAAACAAGCATTATATTTTATTTAAAATCTAAAGCTAAAAAAAGAGGATATACAGACAAATCAGAAGTTGATATAACAAGTGGCGGTAAATCTATAAGCGATATAAAAATACAAGTTATAGATACAGGAAAAGATTAAATGCCACAATTAGAATTAAACACTACAAATGTATTTCACAAGGCGTATGGGTCTAAAAGCAGAGTAACTTGTCTTCAGGGGGGGACGAGAAGCTCTAAGACCTATTCGCTTTGTCAAATGTTTATTGTTAGATGTTTAGAAAGTACAGGCAAAGTATATAGTATAATTCGTAAAACATTACCTGCTTGTAAAGGAAGTGTATATAGAGATTTTTTAAATATATTAAAAGAATTAGATTTATATACTCAAGACAATCACAACAAATCAGATTTATCTTATAATTTAAATGGAAACTTAATCGAGTTTTTGTCTGTTGATAATCCAGAAAAACTAAAAGGAAGAAAGCGACATTATGCTTGGCTTAATGAAGCAACAGAATTTACTTATGAAGATTATCAGCAAATTATATTTAGATGTACTGAACAAATTTATTTAGATTATAATCCTTCAGACCCATATAGTTGGATATATGACAAAGTGTTAACAAGAGATGATTGTACATTTATTAAATCAACATATTTGGCTAATCCTTTTTTAGACAAAGATACAATAGCAGAAATAGAAAGACTAAAAGAGGTAGACCCTGAGTATTGGGAAGTTTATGGTCTTGGAAATGTTGGTTCAGTACAAACAATGATATTTAGAAATTTTAATTTAGTTGATGAGGTACAGGGAAGATTAATTGGTTATGGTTTAGATTTTGGATTTACTAATTCACCAAGTGCTTTAGTAGCTGTATATCAGTCTGATGACAATTTATATATTAAGGAAATGCTTTACGAAAAAAGATTAACTAATACTGATTTAGCTAATAAATTAATAGAATTTAAAATAGATAGACAATCAGAAATAATTGGAGATAGTGCCGAGCCGAAAACCATAGAGGAAATATATAGGAAGGGCTTTAACATAAAACCTGCTAAGAAAGGGGCAGGAATACATTTAGGAATAGATATAATGCGAAGGTATAAGTTGCATATAACTAAAGATAGTTTAAATGCTATCAAAGAATTTAGGGGTTATAAATGGGCTACTGATAAGAATGGTGATGTGTTAAATGTACCTGTAAAAGTCAATGACCATTTAATTGATGCAACACGTTATCTGTGCTTAAATAAGCTTAGTATTAACCATAGTGGGAAGTATTATATACTTTAAAAAAACAAATTATTAATTTTTATATTTATAAGTAATGAAGGAAGTTAAATTAACAATACCTGATAATTGGTCTGATATAACAATAGACACTTATCAAAAGTATGTAAAAATACAAGAAGGCAAGGGAAGTGAGAAAAACAAGATTGTAAAGAGTTTATCTTTATTATGTAATATAAGTCCATTTGTAGTAAAGAAAATGGCTTACAAGGACTTATTAGACATAATGAGCATAATTAAAAATATGATTGACACTGAGCCTGACAAGATTAATTTTAGGAAGGTGTTTGATTTTAAAGGTGAAGAATATGGTTTTTGCCCTAATCTTAGTAACATTAGTACAGGGGAATATATTGACCTAGAAACATATTGTAAAGAGCCAATAGAAAATTTGCATACTATTATGTCAATACTATATAGGAAAATTATTTTTAAAAGAAATGAAAGGTATGCTATTGAAGACTATAACCCTGATGAATTTAAAGAGGAATTATTTAAAGACTGTCCAATGGATATAGCACTTAGTTGCTTAGGTTTTTTTTTGACTTTAGGGGAAGACTTAGCAAAGATTTCGCACAGCTATTTACAAGCACAGGAAGCGAAACCACAAAAGGGGTAAGTATGCAATCTAAATGGGGGTGGTACAACACATTGTATATGCTTTCAAATGATAATATACTTAATATAAATAAAATAACAAAACTACCAATCTTAGAAGTATTGACCTATTTGTCTTATTCTCAAGATTATAATAACAAACAACGAAACAACTATGATAACTTTTAAAAATGCAACAGAACTATTAGAGACAATAGCAAAAAAGCATCATCAGATTCATAGTTTTCACAGTGGATTTATGGACGAGGTAGATATAAATCGCCTTGGAGCTACAGATTATATCATACTATATGCAGAGCCAGGAACGGCTACAATTAATAAGGGAACAATGACTTACACTTTTACGCTTTATGTTTTGGATATGGTTAATAAAGCAATTAAAGAAACATCAAGCAACGAGCCTTTTTTTGAAACCAATGAAAAAATAGGAAGGATAAATACCTTAAGTGAGAATTTACAAATAATGAATGATGTTATAAATGAGTTTCACCAAAACTTATATTCTACAAGTTGGGTAGATGATGAAGTTGTTTTGGGTTTACCTATATCTTGTGAACCTTTTACAGCAAAATTTGATAATGTTTTGACAGGTTGGTCAGCTATAATAAGTATGGAAGTAAATAATACTAATAATCTTTGTATTGTACCAATTGAAGGAAACTCATAATGGAATTAAAAAATACCATACAAGCTATGCAGAAACTTGGTAATAATGTTATCAAAGACGGTAGAGCTATACTTAAAAAGAAAAAAAAACAAACTAGGTCAAATACATTATATAAAGATTTTGATTATTTAGTTACATCAAACAAAAATAATGTTTCATTAACATTTGAATTTGGTAGAGCTGAAGATTATTGGGATTTTGTAGATGAAGGGGTGAGAGGTTCAGGTGGCTATAAAGGTAGTGGTAAAATGAGGGGGCAAGGTAGCCCTTTTAGTTTTAAGAAAAAAAACATAAAAAAAGGTGTAGTTGAAGGTTGGATAGCTAATAAGCCCTTAAAATTGAGAAATGCAAAGGGACAGTTTATTGAAAAAAATAAAAGAAATATAAAGAGTGCTGCATTTCTTATAGGTAGAGCAATAGCACAAAGGGGTTTGACAAGAACACAGTTTTTTAGTAAACCATTTACACAGCAATTAAATAAACAATCAGATGCTATATTAGATGCATTTAGTAATGATTTAGACAAACAATTAGAAATTATAATAGGAGAATAATATGGCTTTAGGAAATATATCATTTGTACAAGAACCTGTAGCAACATCAGACCAAGTACCTGTAATAACAAATTGGAATCCAATAGTACCTTACACTGTATATCAAGATGATATATCAGGCTTATTTTATTTTAAATTAATCTTAGAAGTAAGGCTAGATGGTTCAACAGGTACACTATTAGGTAAATTAAAACAAAGAAGAAATGGATATGCACCCGATATTTCAAGCGATAAAGCAAGGGCTGTATTTGATATTAGAGATATTGTTAATTCTCAATTACAAGACACAAATGCAAATCAAAACTCTACAACAAATACTATACATAGATTAGGTGTTGATGAACCAGGCAAACCTTTTAGTATAAATGATAATCAAGTAAAAGGTATATATGTCAAAGCATATCAAGAGTATTCTTCATCTGCTGCAGATGGCCCTACAGAGGATACATCACCTAATACTGATGATTTTAGAAGATACATTGCAGCTTCACTACCTTTAGAAACAACAAGGGGAACAGATAATTTTCAAGCTAATAGATTTAATTCATTTAAATTAGATGACAACCAAGCAAGGTTTTTAAGTGACGTAAAACAAAGAACAGGTGATATTGCACCTAAAGAGAATGTTTACAGAAATTATGTTCAAGAAGATGACTACCATACAATAGGATTTTTAAATGGATATATAACAGACCCCCCAGGCGTATTAGTAGATGAATTTAGTAGTAAAATGAGATACGTGTGGATTAGATATTATGATTCTAGTGGAAGCCAAATAGGAACTGAACAAGACCTATCTAATAAAGTTGATGCAGGTGGTTGCAAACCTGCAGAATCAGACGGAGAATTAACTAAAGATGAACGCAGACTTTTGTATTTTGGTTGTGGTCCTGCTAATTTACAAGCACAAAGTGAAAACACAAATGCAAGACCATCTAATTTTAGTGGTTGGGCATATTACAAAATATATGGTCAAGATGCAGCTACAAATGTAATTTCAAATTCTTATTATTTTATTAAGCAAGATGGTAGCTGTAAAAGTTACAAGGTTAGAAGATTAGCATGGCGTAATAGTTTGGGGTGTTGGGATTATTTTAATTTTCAAATGAAGTCTACACAAACGCTAGAAGTAACTAGAGATGAATATCAAACAATGCTTGGTAATTTTAATGATACAATGTATTCTTATGATAATTTTCAAAGAGGAAAACAAGTTAGAAGAACATCTGCAGTATTAAAAGAAACTATTAATACAGATTGGATTTACGAAGAAGATGCTCAATTATTAGAAAGTTTAATAATGTCAACAAATATTCAAATAGTAGAAAACTCAGATACTACTTATACTGTGCCCGTATTAATCACAGAAAAAAATATAGTTAGAAAAACACAGGCAAATGATGGGGTTAAAATTCAATATACTTTTAAAATTGAATATGCTAATCCTTACAACACAAACAGTTAATGAAAGTAAGATTAAAAGCATATAGGGAATCCTTAATAGCTACAGGCGTATTTGCAGCTAGTAGCCACTCTACGACATTTAGTCAAGTAACTGTTACAGTAAGTGGTGAAGACGCTACCACTGCACTTGCAGTGGGCAGAGTTTTATATCGTGCAGATGGTAGAAAATATGGAAAAATTAGTGCTATAAATAGTTCAACAGAAATTAAATTTTTAATGTTGTATTTTATTCCAATAGTGTCAGGAGAACAATTTTATGTTTTAGACGAAGGAACATACGAACTAGATTTACAAAAAGAACCTAACATAAGTATTAACTATCAATTTGATGATGTCAAAGACCCTAGCAAAAGCAAGAGTAGTTTTAGTCAAACATTTAATCTGCCTTTTACTGATAATAACAATAAATTCTTTCAGGATTGGTATAATGTAAATTTAGACAAAATAATTTTTAGTACTAAAGAAGAATATGATGCTACTATTTTTGTGGGAACAGTACCTCAATTTGATGGTACTTTACAATTAAGGTCAGTTTATAAAAAAGCACAGTACTATGTTGTAACTGTTTTTGCTAAAACATCTAGCTTGTTTTCTCTTATTGGTGATGATTCATTAAGAAATGCCTTTTTAAGTAGTGATGGTACAAGTTGGAATACATCATTAAATCACACTTTCACCGCTGCACAAATGAGGGCTAGTTGGAGAGGCTCTGACAGTGATTTTGAAAATGCAGATGGTGTATCACTAAAAGACCCTGACCACGATATTCAAAAAGTAATGTACCCTATTTCGGTCACGAAAGCTACATCACAAGACAGTTTTTATTTCAACAATGATTATTTAAATTTTGATTTTTTAAATAAAGACCAAGCCTCATTAGATAATAATTTAGCTAAAAAAGTGTCAATAACACAATTCAGACCTGCAATTCAGATTAAGGAAATGATTAAAATCATACTCGGTAGAGTGGGTTTATCTTATACATCAGAGTTTTTTGATAGTGAGTATTTTAGCAAGATATTTATGACAACAGGCGGTCACTTAGAAAACTCACCTGTGCCTATTATAGAAGAATCAGCAGTTATATCAGATGGTGGTACTTGTATTGTGGGTTATGCTGTAGATGAATACTGGGGGGATATGGGTAACTCGGATAGCCCATTATCTCAAACAACAGCAGAAAATTATGATGACCCTGCAGATAATAATTCAATTGGATTTGCTTTAAACCCAACTACAGTTGTTTCTGATACGGGGGAATGTTTTAATAACGCTGGTAATTTCTGGACAAAAAAACATCCGACACAAACCACACTAGAAATAACTCATCGCTACGAATTTAGAAACACTAGAATACCTGAAGATGGGGGTGGTAGCAGTAATTGTGGGTTCACTCTAACAATTCGTTTATATAGAGTAAATGATGACGGTTCATATTATATTACTAACACAGGCCTTGTAATCTTAGCAACTAAAACTGTGCAGATAGAAGCAGACAATTGTTATAGCACGTGGGAAGATGACGAAATTACACATAATATAGATATATCAGATGTGTATGTAGGCTATAGTTTTATTGTTACAGCTAGAATAACCGATTTTTATTTTAATTATCCTACTCAGCCCACAGGAATAACTTTAGGTATGAAGTGTGGTAGTACCTGCTTGTCTACGAATGATTGTGCTTATTTTTCTTATAATTTTTCAGGTGGTGAGTGTTTGAGCACAGTTGTAAAAATGAATTGGAATGGTTATGACACAAATAATTATAATGCGGTTATAGATGTACCTTCTTGCATTGACCCTGAATTAAAACAAAAAGACTTTTTAAAAGACCTCATTCAAAGATTTAATTTAATTATAACTGCAAATCCTAATAATCCTTCTAATATAATCATAGAACCTTATGACACTTATTTAGCTAGTGGTACAATAAGGCATTGGACTGACAGATTAGATTTATCAAAAGAAATAATTGTGCAAGACACAAGCTCACTACAAAAAGAACGGATATTTTTTACAGATAAAGAAGATGAAGATTTATTTAATAAAGAAATAAAAGACCATTATCCTGATTTAAATGTGTACGGTAATATAGAAGTTACTGAAACTAATAATAGATTTGCTAAAGGAGAATTAAAAAACGAGCCATTTTTCTCACCTTATATTAATGGTCAAGTACACAGATTATTCCAAGACCAGCAAGAATATCAAATAGCAGAAAGCCAAGATACTGATTTAAGAAATATGGCTGTACATTATGAAGTAACCTATGAAGAAGATGGGAATGATATTGAT